CGTACACACCGCCTCAGATGCCCCCGTTGCCCCCAGAGATAGCGTTCAAGCAACAGCCGAACTTGACAGAGAGACTGCTAAAAATCTTATCGCCATCACAGACGATGGAGACAAAGCCATCAGACAATTGAATGCCTGTATTGAGGCTTATACAACAGTTTATCAAACTTTGAATAAATCACCTTAAGATTCATGCTGTTGTCATTGATTTAGTTTAATTTTAGGCAACTTCAATGGAGTTGTCATGCCAAAACCTGTTTACAGCGATAAAGAGTTTATTGAACTCTGGAAGACTTATGAGTCGGCTTCTGTCATGTCAAAAACTATAGGTATGGATAAGCGCAACATACTTAGACGCAAGAATAATATAGAAGTTAAGTATGGGGAAAAATTAGTATCAAAAAACAATCCTGTTCAACTTCCAAAATCTAATCCAGCAAGAAAAGAACTAGGGATTGAAAATGGCATTGTTCTTGTTTTTAGCGATGCTCACTTTTGGCCAAGCATCCATACAACAGCGTATAAAGGTCTTCTTTGGGCAATTAAAGAGTTTCAACCCAAGGCTGTCATTGCCAATGGAGATGTGTTTGATGGCGCTTCTATTAGCCGTTATCCTCGTATTGGATGGGACTCGACACCATCTGTAATCCAAGAGTTAAAAGCCTGTGAGATAGCCCTTGGTGAGATTGAAGATACAGCCAAGAAAGTAAGACACAATGTAAACCTAGTGTGGACACTTGGAAACCATGATGCTAGGTTTGAGAACCGACTAGCCTCTAATGCTCCGCAATATGAGTTTGTTAAGGGGTTTTCCCTAAAAGACCATTTTCCTAGTTGGCATCCTTGCTGGTCATGCTGGCCTACTGAGCAAGTAGTGGTCAAGCACCGCTGGAAGGGCGGTATACACGCTACACACAACAATACTGTCAATGCTGGCGTAAGCATCGTTACAGGGCATCTACACAGCCTTAAAGTGACTCCATTTGCCGACTATCAAGGAAACAGGTTTGGCGTGGATACAGGCACGTTGGCTGATACTGATGGGGCGCAGTTTGTAAACTATTTAGAAGATTCGCCTACCAACTGGAGATCAGGTTTTGCTGTACTGACGTTTCACGAAGGTAAATTGCTCTGGCCTGAATTGGTGCATAAGTGGGATGAGGGCAAAATAGAGTTTAGAGGTAAGGTGTATGACGTATGACGTATGATCTTGTCGCTTATCTCAGATCAGAGATTAAAGAACTGCATAATATATTGCATGAAACGCAACTTGCTTTGGCGCAAGCAAATGACAGACTAAGCCGCCGATCTGAACCCTTAACTGAGGAGCGTGTATATACATTGTATAGACGTAGTTTGGATTGGCGACAGTTGGCTAGAGACATAGAAGCAGAACACGACATTGAATAAAAAAAGGGGAGTCCTAAGACCCCCCGTAAGTAACAACTGCACTTAAATTATGCCACACGTTCCCAGACTAAGCCATCGTCGTCTTCTACTATCTCTCCGATTTCGTATTCTCCGAGTTCTTCGTCTTCATCGGTTTCGTCTGCGTCAAATTCGTATTCGTCAGACTGGTTCTCAGAAAATTCCTCGGTAACATCATAGTCAACGCACCAGCCATGCAACTGCTGAAATTCAATGAATTCTTGAATGATGGCAATTTTATCAAAATCACCTGTCTCAACAGTCACTGTCTCTTTACCAAAGTCCCAATCAGCAATGTCAATTTCAATCTTAAACATAGTATTCTCCTTGTTATGGCATGATTGCCAAGTAAAATACTATCTCTAATTTGTGACAATCTCTAACAACAACCCGCCCATTTTTACAACTAAAGGTTAAACAAATGAACTTATCTGCCAATTTTTCTTTAAAAGAACTAACGAAATCTGATACCGCCACCCGTCTTGGGATTGATAACACGCCTGATGAGGAAACCATTGACAATCTCAAAACTTTGTGTGAAAAAGTGCTGCAACCTGTGCGTGAGCATTTTGGCAAATCAGTTACTGTGAACTCAGGTTATCGCAGTCCTGAATCTAATGCTGCTGTTAATGGGTCGAAGTCCTCAGACCATTGCAAGGGCATGGCGGCAGATATAGAGATTGTTGGCATTGCCAATGCTGATCTGGCTCAGTGGATTATGGATAATTTGGACTACACACAACTTATCCTTGAGTTCTACACACAAGGTATCCCTGATTCGGGATGGGTTCATGTGTCGTATGACCCTAACAACCTCAAGAAGCAGGAGTTGACTGCTGTCAAGGTGGCAGGGAAGACTCAATATCTGAATGGACTACAGGCTTAATTAGCTTGTTGAACTCAGCGTAAGCATCAGCAAACTTAGCTTTTTCTTCTTGTTGGCAGATGTGTTTAAACTTTGCGAGGGCAAGCCACATTGCTGGTACTTTACGACAGGCCCAAGCATCGTTTGCTTTGTCTATGGCAAAGTCAGGCATGAGGAATCCAGCTTGCCTAGCAAGGATTACTAATTCAATGTCTGGTTTGTAGGACTCCATCTCTTTAGGAGTCATCATTGCGTCAGGTGTCATGTAGATGATTTAGCTTTTGAGTAAATAACAACTTGTTGCTTAGACTCAAGACCTATTTTGGCTTGTGTTTGTCTACCCCAATTCTGTCCTGCTAATAGCCTCTTTAGTTCTTTGTCTCTTGTCCAAATAGATGGTGTTCCATCGTTCCAATTGAATGCGTTTTTAGTCATCTTTACCCCATCGTTGACATAGTTCTTTTACTGTCTTGCTTTTCTTCTTCTTGTTGCACACCTCACTTTTGGAGGCTTCTTTCGCTTTGACTTGTAGCTGCCAAGGCGTAAAAGGTTGTGGCGGGTCGGGAAAGAGTCCGTTGTATCCAAGTGTGCCTAGTACTGCGCTAATGATAATTTTGTCAATCATGCGTCACCATCTGCGTGTTCAAACAAGCGTTGCTTCAGCCGTTCAATTCGATGCTGGTTGTACTTTATAGCGGCATCCGAATACTCTGCCGCAGTCTCTGCTTCCAACTTGCGTAAGTGTGCTTCTTGCAGTTCTGCATAAATTACTTCGGAAATAGTCTTTGCTCTAAGAATATCTTTGACGTACTTGATTGTTGTTTCTCTAAATGTCATTTTTTCATTTTCCTGATGTAAACAGTCAAACTGTCAATAGTGTCTTTGCCAAACCCCTGCATCTTCTCAAGTTCTTGAGCAATTTCTTCGATGACAATGTTGCGGTATGGGTTGATTGATATGGTTGCTTGTACGGCACGTTTGCGCCACAAACTACGCTTCTCCATCTCGTTAAATCCTTCATCTTCATCTGTCATTGTCAACCTCGTTTTGAAGAAAATACAGAATGAAAATTAGCATTGCGCCAAAGAAGATCATGGTCAAGCCACCAAACATCATCAACATAAAAGTAACGAGTACATCCCACATTAGACTGCTCTCCATTCACGCTCGTTGCGCCCAGATTTAGACTTTACTTTACTACCCGTCAACTCTATTAAACCTAGTTTTAACAACTCGTTTAAACGCCTTGCAACCTGATTTGCTTCTAACCCGCTATGTTGGGCTATCCCATCCTTACCAAGCGCACCATTAGCCGTTAAACAGTCAACAATGATGGCAAAGTGCTTTGTAGCCAAGTCTTTGGCAACATCAGCGGCTTCGTAGCTGGTTATGGGGTCGGAACATCTAACCCTATTGAATATTGGCAAGTCAAAGAACTTCTTTACACCGCCACCAAAATGTGTTTCATCTAAACTCATATCAACTCCTATCAATTAAAAGTTAGTGGGTACTCACTTACGCTTTCCCCGTTGTGTTACATCAAAAGGGCAGGTCTAAATCCATGTCGTCAAAGCCACTTGAAGGCTTGGCTTTAGCCTTTGCTGGTGCTGTGGTGTTAGCTTCATCTTTAGGACTTACTGCTAAACCCATAAATTTTCCCGTCTTTCCTTCTTTGACCCACGCTGAGAGCCAGTAGGGTTTGTTATCAACTGTGATGTTGCCTTTGTAGTCAGGTTGGTTGCCTGTTTCCTTCTTGTCGTTCTTGAAAAGTACACCACTGTTATCACGTTGTTCCATATTTACACCTTAATTTCATTGAGTTTTTTAACCTTGTCATCCACCTCTTGAAGAAACTGGATAACCTCATTTTCGAGTTCTGCAATATACATATCATTGCGCTCGATTCTTTTGACAAACAAATGTAAGTGTTCGGGCATTCGTGGGTCGAAACTCACGAAGTCACACCAACTTCTGTTCGCACACGCCATCTGCCACTGCATTTGGTCGTAATACTTCTTTGCGGGTTCATCACCAAGTAGTGTGTCGATGTGGGTTGCAGTGTTGGGACACTTGATCTCTAGGCATCCATCATCACTAACCAAGCCATCAGGAGAGGCGGCAGACATAGAAATGGTCGGATGGTCAATAGCACCTACCTGATCGACCATATTGCCTGTTTTGGCCTCGTATGCGGCGCGGGCAAAGGGTTCATTTTCTGTACCCCACTCCATAGCTGCATTGGTGTAGGACTCTGCCACTTGGTTTGTCATGCGCTCTACTACGAGTTGAGCCATGTAGTTAGCCCTGCTAGTGCTGTAACCTGTCTTTGTTTTGGCAACAATGTCAGAGATGCGAGATGCAGTAGCTTTACCGCAACGCTGTGCAAACCATTCGGGTGTGCCTTGTTCTACTTCACTCATTCTTCCCTCGCTTTCAGCATATGGTCTGCCAATATGTACGCATCACAGGCTACTTCATTTGCAAGAGAGTTCATCAAATGATCTGGATATTGCCGCAATAACGATTGCATAAACTTTGCCGCAAAGTAGTCACGCAATGTCATGCCAGAACCTTGTTCGTCAACAAGTAGGTCATATATACCATCTTCTTCATAAAGCGAATATATTGGGTGTTGCGGGAAAGCTGAACCGCCTTCATCTTTAATCATTTCAATGCTCCTTTACGCTTTTCTTTTGCATCAATCACTTTCTTTTGCCAATTTTTATCACCAGCGCAAGCAGCGTAAGCAAGAACGTAGACATCTTTTAATTCCTCTAAAGTTGTTGTTGTTTCGATAGCTGCTAAGTTAGCTAGCATCACATTAGCATCTACGCTTGACTCTGACTCACCTTCAGGCAAATCTTCTCCAGCATAGATATACAGACCCAAACCATGTAACGACAAAGCCTTAGTCATGCAGCGCATGATGGCAGTGTTGACAGCAAATGCGTCAGGATTAGGGATTGCTTTATTGCGGTAATCCATTACTGGAAGTTGGCAAGTCATTGGTTTGCCAAACATGGTGACTGTGACGAACACCATTGCTGTGCCGTTGATGTCCATGTAACAAGATGGTTGTTCACCAAACATCTCAACTCTGTAAGTGGCTTTTGGGTCTGCCTTTAGTGCTTCAGCCCATGCCCACGCCCATGAGAGATAGGTTAGGTTGGCTTTCTTTTCTGTATGCTCATTTACATTCTTATTGAGCAACATTA